CGAGGCTTACGGATTTTTAAAAGGACCCGTTGACATGCTCCAGTTATATGATAAAAAATATGTCGAAGCAGTCAAAGGATTCTCAATAGAACAAATGGGAAGACGAAGACGAGATGAATACCAAGCGGGTGTTCCTCGAATAGGAAAACAGTAAGGAGAAAACTATGGCTATAACACAAGCGATTGCAAACAACTTTAAAAAATTACTACTAGAGGGTGACTCTAATTTTAAACAATCTGGTGGTGATAAATATAAGTTAGCTCTTTATACTTCTTCAGCTACTCTTAATTCAGCAACAACTTCTCTATTAACTTCTGCACCAACTAACGAAGTTACATCAGCAAACTATTCAGCTGGTGGTGGTGCACTTGTTAATGCGCCAACTTCTTTAACAGCTGGTGTGGCAAGAGCAGATTTTGTTGACCTGTCATTTCAAAACGTTACATTGACAGCTAGAGGAGCTTTAATTTACAACACATCATCTGCAACTACTAACTCTGCAGTTTGTGTTTTAGATTTCGGAGCAGATAAAACAGCTACTTCAGGTACGTTTACAGTTCAGTTTCCAGCACCAACATCAACAGCAGCGATTCTAAGGATCTCTGGTTAATCGTAGGAGGTAACCTCCTATGAGTGGATCAGGAACTTGGGGCGTCGGCACATGGGGTCAAAACCAATGGAATGATTTAGCAGACCCGACTTTTACAGTCACGGGTATTGCCCTTACTGCATCTTTAGGAGACGAGTCAAGCTCAACTGAAATTAATTTAGGTTGGGGTAGACAAGAATGGGGTCTTCAAGGTTGGGGTATAGCTGGTACAACTATTCCTACAGGTATTTCCGCATCATTTAGTTTAGGGACTGTTACTACAACAGCCGATGCAAACACTGGTCCATCTACAAATAACAATCAATTATTAACAGCCGCTCTTGGAAGTGTAACAGCTACTGGTATAGCTGAAGTTCCAGTAACAGGTTTTGCACTTACAAATAATTTAGGAACAGCTGATGCTGGCCCTGATGCAATGTTAACAGGTAATCAAGCTACTATGGGACTTGGTACTGTTGAAGCATTTAACTTAGCAGGTTGGGGTAGACTTGGTTGGGGAGACAATGATTGGGGTGAGCCTGGTAGTTCTGTACAAGTAGATGTTTCTGGAATTGCAATGACTGCAGCTTTAGGATCTCCAACAGAAGTTACTGGTGATGCAACTATTGTTGCTAATACTTTAAACGTAGCACAATTAACTTTAGGTGTTGTTGATCCTGCACCTGACGCGGCGGTAACTGGAAACTTCATGATAGGTGCTTTAGGTACTTTAGGGTTCCAAGGAGATGTTTTACCTGTTCCAACAGGTATAGCAATGAGCGCTAATTTAGGGAGCGTAACAGTAGACTTAAATCAACAAGTAAATGTTACTGGAAATCCTTTATTAGCAAGGGTTGCTTCAGTATCTGCATTTACAGATGTCAACGCAACTTTTAATGGTTTTGGGTTGACTACAACAGTAGGAAGTGGTAATGCTCTTATCTGGAACGAAGTAAATACAGGTTCTGCTCCAATAGATCCTCCTGGATGGAGGGAAGTCGTTGCATAAAGAGTTTGACACTTTCTCTTTATTTTAATAAAATAAACGATATAAGGAATTTAATATGGCGAATTCAACATCAGCAAATTTAAAACTTACAGTACAAGCAACTGGGGAAAACTCAGGAACTTGGGGACAAATTACAAATACTAACCTTTTAATTTTAGAACAAGCGATTGGTGGTTTTACTACTTTTAATATAACTAACGCTGCTAGATCTTTAACTTTTACTAATGGTGCTTTATCAGATGGTAAAAACGATGTTATTAAATTAACAGGTACTTTAGCTTCTAACTTAACAGTTAGTATTCCAAACTCAATTGAAAAAACTTACCAAGTACAAGATGCATGTAATCATGCTGGAAATACTTTAACTTTTAAAACTGCATCTGGAACAGGTGTTCTTTTATGTGAAGGAAATAATTACACATTATATTCTGATGGAACAAATGTTGTAAAACTCCATGAACAAAGAAATTGGAGAGCAATATCAGCAGCAGAAACAGTTCAAGCTGGTGCTAAACTTTTAGTAAATACGAATGGTGGAGCAGTTACAGCAACTCTTCCAGCATCTCCTGCTACAGGAGATGAAGTACATTTTGTAGACCAAGGTTATGATTTCAACACTAACGCATTGACTGTTGGTAGAAACTCTTCTAATATAGCTAATGCAGCATCTGATCTTGTTGTTAATACACAAGGTGCAGCTTTTTCATTAGTTTTTTCTGGAGATGCTACAACAGGATGGACTTACACGGAGAAATAATATGTCAAATTACGAAGCAACAAAATACAATTTTTCAGGGGCAGACCTTACTGGTATCGAAGGAATTCCTACAGCTACTATTGTGCCGTGGTCTTCTGCATCAGTACCAACAGGTTTCTTAGAATGTAATGGTCAAACAGTTTCAAGATCAACTTACTCTGCATTATTTGCAATCGTAGGCACAACGTATGGAGCTGGAGACGGTTCATCAACTTTTCTTGTTCCAGACTTACAAGATAACGTAGCAGTTGGAAAATCTAACAACAAAGCTTTAGGGTCAACAGCAGGGGCAAACACTGTAGCCTCAACTGGAAACGTTGGAGGTTCTACAGCTAATGCGACTTTATCAGAATCACAACTTGCTTCACATAGTCACTCTATTGTATCTAGAACAAACCAAGGGTCACCAACAAATAAACCTTTCCAGACGACTACAGGTTTTGGTCCTGGGGGCTCTGAGACCAAAAACACGTCATCTTTAAGTGTAAATACCACAGGATCAGGTAATGGTCACTCTCACAACATGAGTGCAACTTTTTCAGGAGATGCGACATCAGTTTTACAACCTTATTTAACAATTATTTATATTATTAAGACTTAGGAGAAAATATGACAACAAACGCACAATGGACAGTAGTATTTGAAGACAAAAGAATTATAAAACAAAGTGGTGATAGCGCGGAAGCTTACAACATAATTGATAATGATTTTTGGGGATTAGCTAAGTGGTCAAACATTTGGGCTATTCAATATGGTACATCAAATGTTAACGATCAAGTAGAGTACAGAGATGAGACTCCTCACTCTAGTTGGGATAATGCAAATCTAGGTGATTTTTCAGATTTTACTTCTAGATGGGACACTGCTCATTTATCTAAACTTCAAGAAGATTGGGACAATAATAATATTGATGGCGAAACAGAAGAAGAAAAACTTTCTAGATTAGGTGCAAGACCTACCTCTTATTCTTCATAATTATCTTAAATTAAAAGCATAACAGATTCTTTTTTTTATTCTTGGCTCTGGTAATACGTAGTGTAATAAGTCAAAAGGGAAAATCAAACAATCAAAAAGTTTAGGTTTTATTTCAAAGGTTTCACCATTACTTGTAAAAGTAATATTATTATTTTCGTTAGATAAATAAAATACCCCTGCCATTTTTATGTTATCTCCTAAATGGCAATGAGGTCGGTTATAGGATTGATCTTTTAAAACATTCAACCACCCATGTATAATACTTAAATGATGCATACTAAACATGTGTTTATTTATAATTTTATTTAATTCTTTTTTACCATTAAAATCTTCATGGTATTGAAATCCATTTACACAAGAAATATTATCTATAGGAATAATAATTTTACTTTGAAACACGTTTACAGAGAATAAACTATAAGTGTTAATCATTACCTTAACATCATCCAAGAAGTAACAATATATTTTTCACCTGATAAGGGTGGATTTCCTCTATGAAGATAAGGAAAAGCAGCAGGCCAAATAACTATTCTACCTTTTTTGGGTTTAACTCTTTTTGAAAAATGAAGAAATTCAGTTTCTCCACCATCTTCTACATCATTTAAATATATAGAAAAAACAAAAGCTCTTGACGCATTATGAAATCCTTTTCCATGTTCAATATGCCAAACATGATAACCCTCAGTGGGTAAAGTTTTTTGAATTTTTATGTCTGTAAAATGAAAAGGTCCTCCGTCATAAGCATCAAGTGCACCCACATTTTTTACATAATGACTCCAAGCTATATCAAAGTTAACCATCATAGATTTTAAATCTTCCCACCATACGTCTAAATTATATGGAGCAGCAAAATATTGTTGATCTTGTTTTTGCAATATAGAAGCTTTTTCACCACCTATTCTATTAACTGTATTATTAAATTTATTTTGATCTTCATACAATTTAATAGCTTTATTACATTCTTGTTCAGTGATGTAATTATCATACACACCTATAAAATTAGTTATATTAACTGTTTTTTGTGTCATTTTATTTCTAACCACTCTCTTTCATCAAATTTTTTGGATTCATAGTGAATAGGGAAACTACAACTTAATCTTTTATTAGTTAATGGTGTAATTCTATGGTCCATATTTTTAGGTATAAAAACATATTCTCCGGGGCGCATAATTTTTGTTATTTTTTCTTTATCCCAAACTTCTATTTTAAAGACTCCTTCACACAATACTATAAAATTATCTGATAAGTCTCTGTGTTTATTTAATCCAATTAAGTTTTTTTTAAATGAAAAAAATATATGACAATCTACAGCTCTTTTAAATATTTTTTCTAGCTTTTTACATTTGTTATTAATTTTTTTACTAACTCTAGTACAATCACATATATATATTACATTTTCATTTAATAATTTTTTTATTATAGATACAGGTACAGAGGCTGTTTCAGTTTGCCATGCATAATCGGACCAATTAATAGTTTGGTCAATTTCAATTAAAGGTACAAATCGTTTAAGATTCATAAAAGGTCTTAAATTAATTAAATTTTCTAGTTGTTTAAAAGAAAAAATATTTTTATTACTTTTACCAAAATGAAATTTATTTAATTTTAAAAGAGTTTTATTCATTTTTATTCCATAAACATTTG